TAATCCGTATCTGATTAAGGAATTTTTCATCACTGATATTCTCCAACATACAGATAATCTCTTCTTTGTGCTGATCTGCTGCGCTCATGCCTCGCCCTCGCTTTCTCTCACATACTCCCGGAGTGATATATAGATACGCTTTAGAAACTTCTCACTGTCTACCAGTCCCGGAAGATTCTCATTGCCTATCCGTCCCGGAAACTTCTCGCTGTCAATCCGCTCCAATAATCCGATAATCAATTCTTTATAGTTCATGCCGCCCGCCTTTCTATCTTGTGATATTGACCGACATTCTGTAAATTTGTTCCAGAATCCATGTATCTGTTATTGTGGAAAGCTGCTGGTTAATCATGTTTATGTAAGCCTCTCTCCTGCTGCCAGCCCTTTTCTTTACCCTGATAACCATTTTAAGCGGTTCCGGCTCATTCCCGGCATATTCTTCAATCGCCGTTACAATAACCGCCGTTGCGCCTCTCTCTGTGCGTACAATCACTTTATCCCCCGGATATACACGGTCTATAAGAAGTCCGGGCAGCTCCCATGCGTACATCTTGCCGCTGCCCCTGTGGCTTGCCCTTATAATCTGCCGCCGCCCATACTGTACGGAAACACTCTCTATTCCCCACGCCTTTGCTATCAGATAGCTTGTGTAACCGTCTATCAGGTTTCCCCGGCTGTCAAGGATAATCTGCGACTGCAAAAGCCCGGTTTCCTCGAAATACCGTTCTTTCTGCTGCATTTTCTCCGGCTTCGGCTCATGTGCTGCAAAGCATGGATAAATCTTAATATCATCAATTTTCATTTTCTGTTTTCCCTCGCTTTTCTTCAAATAATGATTGATAGTGATAAACACTTTGCGGATAAAATCATATACAAATTGTGTTTCCTTGCTGGCTTCTTTCAGACATACCGCCCGCAATTCCTCCCGCTGCTCCGGGGTCATGCCCCGCATTTTTTCTGCCACTTGTGTTATGCCCGGTATGCTCTGCTCATATAGCTGTAATTCTGTCATTCTTCTGCCCCCCCCATTTGGGAATATAAGGTTTTTAAATTTTTGGTTGTTCTCCTGCAATTCAAGTTCAATTTCAAATAGCGCGTCATTAAGGCAGTTATCAGGTGCGCCCGCAATCTCCACTATTTCAGCAGTAAACATCTGCAAAATGCCGATAAGAGAAGTAATCCGCTCATATTTGTAATGCACGTTTTCTAGGTCTAAAAACTTTTCACTCATACTGTACCGCCTTTCCGTCCGCAAGAAGAGCGGCGGCATATCGAAATCCCTCAATAAAACCCTGCTCACTTGAAAAATACCCTAAATCCCCGGCAATGTCCTCTACTTCTTTCGTGTAATTCTCGCCCAGGCATTCCTCTAGCTTATCCCTTGCAGTTGATACTTCCTTGCTATCATCTACTCTGTAATGGTTTATGTAAATGTTGTATAAATCCTTTATTGTTTCCAATTCCTTCTACCTCTTTACTTTCCGGGGCAGCAGGATTATAATACCTGCATACCCCTTTCAATGTGATTTGTGGGTTACTGCTCTAACGGTATTAGTGGTACTGTTAGGGCTTTTTCTTTTTACTGTCTTTCCGTTCTTTCCACTGGCTATAAGGTCTTTTATTTTCGGTCTGCTGCTTGACAGTCGCCCATCTGCAATTAGACGGCTCATAATTTCCGTTGCTATCTTTGCGGTCTATTGTCAGATTGTCGGAATATCCGTTTGCCATGCTCCAATCATAAAAGGCTTGAAAATCTTCCCGCCATTCCTTGCAGATCACAACGCCGCGCCCGCCATATCTGGAATAATCTTTGCATTTCGGGTTATAGCACCGGTATTTCATTCCCTGCCATATTCTGAAAAGCCTTGTGTTTGTTTTTCCATGCGTTGTGCAGCGGTCTATTGTTCTTTGCCCTGTCACATCACGCTTTAAGCACCCGCAACTTTTTGTATGCCCTGTGTTAAGCTGTGCAGAGGCAACTTTTACAAGATTTCCGCAGTCACATTTGCAAAGCCATATAACATTTTTCCGCTTGTCTGAATGGTCTTTACCTACTACCACAAGCCGCCCGAACCTCTGCCCGGTTAAGTCCTTAAAGTTCCAATTACTCATTTCATGCCCCCTTATATCTCAACATTGATTAAGCAGCCGTAACTTTCTTTCCAAGCATACCCGCCAGTAATGCTTTTAAGGCTTGCTTTAATCTCACATCCAATATCAAGTACCTTTGCCAGTTCGCGGGCGATTTGCGCCGGAATATAGCCGATTACTGTTTGTTTCCTGATAGCCGGAATATGGATTCTTACTTTAACGGCATTTACATCAAAGCTGTTGTTTTCCTCACGCTCTAAAGTTACCGTTAAGTCCTGCGGTCTGAACTGGCTAAGAAACTGTAATCTTTCTTGACGGTTCTCAAAACTAACGCCGCTTACTCTGATAACCATTTGCATTTTGACTTTCTTCCAAGCTGCCGCGAATGCTGCCGATAAAGATAAGCCTGTTTTCCGTAACTGGTTGGCAATCGTACAAACTGCCTTGCGAATGTTTGTTATTTTCTTCATGTTCGCTACCTCCTGTTTGATTTGATAAGTCTATTATACACTACTTCTTGACCATAGTCTATTGACATTATGTACAAACATTTGACCATATTATGCACTAGTATTTGTACATAATGTACACTTGCAAAAGTGCATATTCTATGCTATAATAAGTACAGTAGAAAAGGGGTCTGTATATTGCCGATTCCATTAGAAAATAGAAAGGGGTGTGAGAATGGCTATAAGCTATGACAAATTGTTTAAGCTTCTGGAAGAAAAGGGAATCTCAACCTATTATCTGCGACAAAACAAAATAATGGGGCAGCAGACATATTACAATTTGAAGAATGGTAAAGGAAATCTTGGAACGGAAACTTTAGAAAAGCTGTGTAAACTTCTCGATTGCCAGCCGGGTGACTTAATGGAATATATACCCGATAAAGAAGAATAGCAGACATATTGCAGCTTATAATATTTGTGAAAGGAAGTGTTTTCTATGAGTTATAAGGAAATGGCAAAAAGCCTTATAGACCAGATACCAGATAGCAAAATGTATTACATTGTCGCTTATCTGCAAGGGGCAGCAGTTCCAGAGGAAATGCCCAACGCGGAAACAATCGCCTCTATTCAGGAATTAGAAAGCGGCGGCGGCACTCTCTTTACTGGCAGTACAGAGGCTTTATTTACTGAATTGATGGAGGAATAACAAATGCTTGATGTTAGATACTCCACAAAATTCAAGAAAGACTTTAAGACGTGCATAAAGCGCGGGTATAAAATGCCCCTGCTCCAACAGGCTATTGATACCTTGCGTATTCCCGCCCCTCTCCCGGAAAAGAATAAAGACCATAATTTGACCGGGAATTATGCGGGGTATAGAGAATGTCATATATCCCCGGACTGGCTGCTTATCTATAAGCAAGTCGGAAATGAATTAAGGTTAGACCGAACTGGCACACACGCCGATCTGTTCGGGCTATAAGCCCCGCAGGGCGCAAGGCACTTTTGATAGCTTGACTGTCGAAAGTGCTTTTGCGTTACTTTTGGAAAAGTAACAAAACAGAGGACAAGGAAAAATTCCCCTTACCGGCAACTATATAGTTGTTACCGCCGCCAAATGGTTGCGGTTGACAGTCCAGTTATAACCGCGCTATTTGCCCCATATAGCCGCTTTACTGTGGCAAGGGATAAAATATATCGTCCTTTTCTTTAAAGGCGAAAATAGAGGCTGTGGCGCGTCCTGTGAGGGTGCTTCTACTTTGGTGCGAGGGCGCATCTGTCCTGCTGCCATATTCCAGTATTTGAAATCATGTGATAGCAAATGATAGCATACCCTCCCTTTATTTTCGGGGTGGGTCTGTTCTGCCCCCACCGGCTCAAATTTGAGCCCGGAAATTTCCGGGCGGCTCCTGCTGCCATGCCTGGCTAAAATCATTTATCCGTGAAAAACCGTGATTTATCCCAGTATAATGAGGGTTTTTCCCGGAATTATTGCTATTTCCTCCGGCATAAATGGCATTTCTGCCGACATTATTTCAATTTCTGCATACAGAAAAGCTATTCCTGTTATCATATTATGGCAGCAGGATTGCACAAGAAGTGCAAAAAGCATACTGCCAATAAAGGAAAATAAGGGGCGTTCCCTCTCTCATGGGTGCGCCCCTCTCTCATATCATGCCCGCTATGCCAATAACTAGGGGGATAGCTTGCCATTTTAGCCGCTTTCCCCCTCTCATTGATAATTTATCCATTAAATTATTTTTCGTCCGTTTCTGCGCCCTCTGCGGGGCTTTCTGTGGGCTTTGGTCTATGCCCCATGCGATAAGGGTACAAGCTGCAGCCGGTGACGGTGCATAGCTTCACTTCCTGCCGCTGGTTGCAGCAACATTCAAGGCACTTTGCCCGGATTGCCTTAATAGAGGTCAAAACTTTACTCATTCTGTGCGCCTCCCAAATAATCAGAAATAGCCGCCGCGACTGCTGCCGCCTCGTCCTCTGTGAGTGTAACTCCCTTTCCGGGCTGCGAATCGCCGTTTTTGTCTATGCGCCATATCCTTAAATCAAGTTTTGCCGGGTTGCCGTTCCAGCTTGTCAGGGTTAGCCGCTTTGCGGTGCTGTTATTCGCGCTTATCTCTGCTATGGTCTTTTCAACCTCATATTGCATGATGCTTATACCTCCATTTCCTCTAATGCCTTTTGTAATGCCCTGCGGGTCTTGAATATCTCCCCCGCCCGCCTGTGAAGCCTGTTTATGTAACGCTCCAATTCCTCCCGGTTTGCCGGTTTATAATATCCGGGGAAATCGCTGCTGCTACTCGCGCAAATAGGCTTTCCCTCCCTGCGCTCCCTCTCAACTGCTTTTGATACTATGCGCCAGTCTTTTTCATCAATACCCAACTGGCAACATAGTTCTTTAGCTGTCCGGGCGTTCTCCGCGCCCTCATATAGTAATTCGTAAACCATTTTTAACGCTGCGCCTCCTGCATCTTTCTTAAATTACTGTAAAACCGCCTCCGATAATAATAAAAATCTGTTCTCCCGCAACCTATCCTCCCCCATTTTGTAGTAAATTCTATCTTGTCAAATGATAATTTCTTTGTTGCCGATAAGATAATAAAATCCGCTATCCATTCAAAATCTTTGCAAGCCCTCCGCATAGTTTCCATGTCAAACGCTCCCGATCTGCAGCAGGCTTGTACTTCCTGAAGCTGCTCCGGGGATAAGCCCAAATCATCATAACTAGGTCTTGTATTGTACTTTTTCTTCCCTGTTTCCGTTGACATTGCAGCCGCCTCCCTTTAAAATCTCAAATAAAGGGCGCGTTTCCTGCTGCTGTGTGCTTTCCCCGGCTTTGGCAGCAGGATTTTTAATTGTTGCTCATTTCGTTACTATACCTTGCGGCGACTTCACGCATGATATTGAAAAGCCCTCTGTATTTCCAGCTTACATATAACTGCGTCAATGCCTCGCTTGCCTTTCTGTATATGCCGGAAAAGAAAGACCGGCTCCACAATTCCGCTGTTATCCAGCGGCATACAAGCTGCTTTGCCTCATGCTCTGCATCTGTATTTGTCTTTTCGGCTCGCCACTTCATGTAATATTTCAGTAAATCCCGCAATTTCAGCTTTCGGAAATCTGCCGCCATGCGGTTTATATCACTGTTTTCCCGCTCTGCCTCTATCAATAATTGCCATGCGTCCGCTAATGTATCAAAGGGCAGATAGTTTTCCAGAACGCGCCGACAATCAAAAAATCCGTCACTGGTGAAAAGGACGTCCGGGAAATCGGCAAAATTAAAAGCCGTGTCCTCTCCGTCTATTTTCAATTCCTCTGCCAGACGGTCAGCGCATAAATTCAAATAATGCTCCATGTCGCTGCCCGCCAGCAACCTTTTAAGGCTTATCTTTACCGGCTCTAAGTCCTGCCGCCTCCTGATTGCAATTAACACTTTATCACTGTTTTTCAATCTCTTTTCCTCCTGCTTTGTATAGCTTCATAAAATCATCAAGTGCCAGAGTAACAAGCCATTGCCCGCGGTTCTTCCTGTGGAATACTGCCGGTATTTCTCCGGGTCTTGCATCATTCATGGATTGCGCCATTGCCATTGTCAAATTCAGCTTTTCAACACGCTTTGCCTCAATATGTATGCCTGGCAATCCTATCACATCTGCGGAACCGTCAGCCCCGCAATACTGCTGCCCGCGCCGCGCTTTACAGTATCCATACTCTTTCAATTTAGCAGCTAGTTCTAATTCGCCGCGCTTCCCTTTATCCCGGCTGTTCATGCTTTTGCCTCCTGCTCCTGAATCTGCGCCGCTTTTTTCTTCCAGTATCTTTCTTGCGCTGCCTTTACTTTATCGGGATTTTTCCGCGCCCATTCCCTCTTATATGCCCGCCGCGCCTCTTTTGCTGCCTCTGTGCTTGTTTCTGCCATGCTTCACGCCTCCTTAATATCTTCTTGCACATCATGTATTCATAATATCTTTTTGCGCTTTTTGTGCTTATCCTTATCATACCATGAAAAGAAAAAGTATTTGTACCATTCTTTGGGGCTTTTGGCAGCAGGACAAAATGTCGATAGTTAAAGCGCAAAATCAGGCTTTCCCGGATATTATGAATAGGGGTATCGACAAATTGTCCTTTTCGTGCCAATAAAAAAGAGGCAGCAGGATTACTGCCCCTTGTGGGTCTGATTTATGTATTTACTTTTTCTTTCCTTTTGGTTCAAAAGGGCTTTGTTTGGTCGCTGGTGGCTTTTCTTCGTCAAAAGGACTATTGCCCCGGAATGGTCTAAAATCGTCCTCCCCATAGAAATAATTACTTGCAGCATTAAACCATACATTAGCGGTTCTGCCAGGTTGAACAAATCGCCCCTTTAGCACTCTGATTATCATTTGTCTTTCTTCCTGCCTCTGCAATATGGATATTTTGTCTACTTCATGCGGCTTTATATTTCCGTTGTCAATATCATAATAGTTTAGTGATAGCTGGTAATCTGCCGTATATTCAATATTGCTGCTATCTCTGCCGCTTTCTAAGGTAATGCGCCCGCTTGAATTGCCGTTCCTGTTTGTGGCTACTATGCTTATAACAAAAGTATCATAATCAATAGCATACTTCTTTAAGCCTGTGACAGATTGCTTTATTAGTTCCTGTGTGTCTATATTGTTCTTGCTGCTGATAAGGTGCAAATAATCAACCACAATAACCGGCGCGGCGGCTCCTGCTGCCTTTGCCCGTTCTCCTACTTCCTTTAGATATTCAAGTATATTGCCTAAATCGCTGCTTACCCCATCAGGATTATATTGCAGATATGGGAATATGTCGCGGTTGTACTCCTGCAATGCCTCTTTTATCTCCGCTGCCTCTGCCTCGCTCCATTTGTACCCTTGCATAATATGTAAAGCTGAATAGAATTTACCACGCTTTGCAAGCCTCCCACTGATCGCCTTTGCTAACATTTGCTCCCGGCTCATTTCAAAGTTAAGATAAATAACCGGCTTTTGGTGCGCTGCCATTGCTTCTGAAATCTGCTGGCAGAGGGTAGTTTTACCGGTTCCCGGTGCTGCCATTAAGAGTAAAAGCGATTGCCTGATAACTCCCCCATTCAGTAAATCATCAAAGAATGATAAATCTGTCTGATATGGCTTATATGCCTCTGTCTGTATTTTTTCTAAAAAATCATCAATATAATTCCTGTTTGCCGCCGCGACTGCTGCCTTTACAGACTTTATAAAGCCCTCTCTGTCCTTTTGTAAATGCTCGTTAGGGTCTTTATACTGTCCGCAAATATCGGCGGCTATATGAGGTATATTAAGCCTTTGCAAGCCCTCTGTTATGATTTTAGTTGCTTTGCTCCCGCTCTCGTCATTATCAAGGGATAATATCAATGTGGCAGCAGGCTTTTTCTTTTCAAACTGCTTTATCAAGGCATCTGCATTACTGGTGCTGTTTAATGCAACTGCTGCAGCCCCCGCCTCAATAACTGATAAGGCATCAAAAGCCCCCTCTGTTATAAATACTTCTCGCACTTCTTGTGCATATAAAATGCGGTTATTAAATATCCCCGGACTGCTGCCCTTTGTATTTATCTTTGCATAGTCCTTTACAGAATCAATCCTGCGCCCCACATAATGCCGCTTGCTGGACGGAATAATAATGCGCGGGCATGGGTGCTTTATATCGCCTATTCCTCCGGGCGCGTTCGCCGGGTCTGCCTGTGGGTCATATCCTAAATAACAAGAGGCAGCAGTATTAACGCTTATTCCCCTTGCCAATAAATAAGAAGCTGCCTCCGGGCTGTTTATCCTTTCCCGGCATATCTTATAATACTCTGAATAATCTGCCTTGCCCTCTGTATGCTCCTGTGCGCCGTTTTCCGGGGCTTTATTTGCTGGCATGATGTTTTTATCGTTTGATTGTTTAGAATGGCTTTCCGGGCGTTCTGCGGCTCTCTCCTGCTGCCCGCGCTCCCGATCGGCGGCGGCATCCGGCTTGTATGGGTCAATCTCTATGCCGATTTCTCCCGCCAGCATTTGCAGAGCGGTATTATAATCCGCGCCATACTGATTCATGTAAATGTCAAATATATCATAGCTTTTCTTGTCACACGCTCCAAAACAGCAAATAGTATTTGTTTCAGGATAGTATTTGACCGCGCCGGTCTTGTGCGCTCCGTGACCGCTCCCGCAAAAAGGGCAGCAGTACAAGCCGCCTTTGCTCTTTTCCAAATAGTCGGTTATCCTCGCTCTGCGCCGGATTTCCTGCTTTGCATCTTCTCTGTTCATAGTCTGATTTCCTTTCTTTGAATCTTGCAACATTCCCCGGCTGGTGTTATGATAACCATACACGCCGGAAATGCTGCGCCTAGTGTTTGGGTGTGTCTGCGGTTGCCCTGGCTTGCCGGTTAAGGGTAGCCGCTTTTTTAGTTTTTCCGTCCACTCTTTTTATAAGGGAATACGGAAAAATTCGCCTTGTCCTGCTGCCAATAAAAAGGATATGCGGGCGGCTTCATATAGCATTATACCACGCGCCATTTTTTGGCAGCGTGGGAAATGCGTGGTTGATAATCAATAGATAATCTGTTGATTATCAGTTAGGAAAGACAAGCACCCGGAAAACCCTTTATTTATAGGCGTTTCAAAAAATTTTAGTCCACTGGAATGTTCTTCTGCTCCACTAAAATGTTCCTGCTGTCCACTGGAATGTTCTTCTGCTCCACTAAAATGTTCCTGCTTATTTCACTATATTGTGATTGAAAAAGGTTGTATATACTATATCTTGAAAGAATGGATAAAGAGGAAAACGAAAAGAACATTTTAGTGGAGTACCCTTATTTATTGGCATTTTCTATTTGCTTTTCAATAACCTTTTGCATAGCTTTTTCTTTCCGCTTGTTTGCGGTTGCTATCTTCTCTCGCGTTGCGTTCGCTATGGATATAAAGTATTTTGCATAATCTCCGTGAAGCCCTACTTCCAGATAGCAGTCAAGCCATTCATTTATATTCTTGCAATCTTCTATTTTCTTTCCTTTGTCCTTGTCATAGTGGTATAGGGTTAATGTGAAATCTTTGTTGTTGTTCGCAAGTTCGATTTCCTCTATTGCTTTCTCAATCGGTTCTTTAATCAGGTAGGTATGATTCTTTGTTTCGTCTGCGGCTGGCAGCAGCAAATAGGCGCGTATAGTTTCAAGCCTGATATTAAATTTTTCTTTATCGGCTATTTCCTTTGTGTTTTGCCTTGCTCTAAAGAATATGTAATACATCAATGAAAAAGCCGCCGTATTAAGGGAATAGGAATATTCCGGCATCACTGTAAAAAATTGCGCCAAAAACTCAACATTCAATTTATCATTAAGTGAAAGCGTCACATAATTGTTTTTTATTTCATAGTGATATATCAATTTGCCGCCAGCTTCGACTATTTTATTTTTCCCTTTTCGACACTCCCCCTTAAAGGTCAATGCCATAATTTTAGCTATATTATTCTTGAAGCCTGTTCTTGCGCTCTGAATTGTTTTATACATTCCCCTGTCTATAAGTTCCTGCAATGGAAAGCCGATCTCCGCTCTGTAATTTTGGTCGTTGCATTTTTTCAGCGTGAAAATGAATAGCTTTAGAAAGCCTTTATTGACTTTCTTATTCATCAGGTTAATATCATCAAAAGTAATGCTTACAATGCCTTTTCCGTTCTTGCTCGTTGCCGTCCACATATTGCCTTGCGTCTTATCCCATGATATGACGGTGTTTTTATCTGCCTTAATTTCTCTTTGTGCGCCTAAAGAATTTGCAAGTTGCTGGGCAAAATGTATAACAGGGCTTGACGGTATTATTTCAGACAATACTTTATTTTCTGCTATATCCTCTGCTATAAGTTCTTTATATTGCTCATACCCATACAAATAACTTTCTATATACTCAAGGTCTGCTTTTTCTTCCTCGGTTAAGTTCTTCTCTTTCCGCAATACTGCTGCCGCATTTTGATATATCTCTACAGAATCATTTGAGTATATGGAATCAAGAAATTCCCGCATTGTCTTTTTCATTCGCTCCAATGCCTCCGGCAATTTCTTCATGTGTGCTATATATTCTTCTCTCTGCTCTGGTGTGAGGTTGTTAATGTCGGTATTCGCATTATAAAGCCATTCTTTCCCCGGCTCTATGCGTGGTTTAGGTAAATTTATAACATATCGCTTTCCTTTACCCTCTTGCACTTCTTGTGTAAATATTTCCGGCTCATGCCGTTCCTGTCCTGCTGCCATGATATGCCCCTTTCTTTATAGGCTGTCTATAATCTGCTTTGCCTGTTCGTACAGTTCCGGGTGTTCGTTTCTGTACTGCTCTATACAATAATTTGCAAATTCTGTCATAGTCTTGCCGGTGATCCGAGCCATGACTTTTATAAATTCGTGATTATCAGGAGTAAAAGCCATATTGATTCTTATAGCCTTGCAGCCTTTCCTCCCTTGCGTTTTTAAAGCTGCTGCCCGCTCTGCCGCCTCCTGCTGTGTGGCGGTTCCCTGCTGCCCTTTATTACTTGCGCCCTGCTCCAGCTTTCGCATAACTGCGCTGCTCTCTGCTGTTTCTGCCCTGCCGGTATTCATTGTGCTAAAATCTCTCTTTGCCATTTCCTAGCCCTCCATAATCATTTCATACAGTTTTTTATAATCCTTTGCCGGGTTACTCCGGGGCGCATAATCAAATAATGACTGCTGCATTGCCTGTGCCTCTCTAACCTTTATACCCTGCCGAATATCCATTAAGTACGGTATTTCCATTTCTGCGCTTTTTTCTATGAGTACATCTTTCAGATAACGATTGATAGCGGGGCGGTTGTCATACTTTGTTAAGACAATGCCGGTAAAGGATAAATCAGGATTGCGCTTTTTGGCATGGTTCGCCATGTCTGCAATCTGATAAAGCCCTTGTAAACTGCTGCTGTCCGGCTCCAATGGAATTATTAAGCCTGTGGCAGCGTGTAAAGCCACGTTTTGCAGTTCCAGTATTCCGGGCGGTGTGTCTATGAAACATACATCAAAATTATTCTTTATCGGCTCTAGGGCTTTCTGCAGCTTCATTGCGCTTGCTGGCGTGGTCTTAATAACTCCCAAATTGCGGCTTGCTGATATTGCAAATATGCCTTGCTCTGTCTGCTGGATAAGCTGCAGGGCAGCAGCCGTGCCATTCAGCAAATCATAACTGCCGGGCTGGTTTGGGTCTGCGCCGATATAGCTTGAAAAGTTCGCCTGTGGGTCAAGGTCAATAGCAAGTACCCTTTGCCCTGCTGCCGCTGCTATTTGAGAAAGCGCGGTGCAAGTCGTGGTTTTCGCTGTGCCTCCCTTTACGACTGCTGCCGTGAATATCTGCATTGCCTTACCTCCTTATCCTCACTTTAAGCCCGGTCATATCCAAATCAGGATAGCCGACAATATAATATTTTCCGTTTTTACTCTCTACTCTTGAAGTAGTCCAGATTTCGGCATCTTCCCATTTATCGGAATCGTAATTATATACTTCCTCTGTCCGTATAAATTCAATGCTGCTGCCGCTGGTGTAATAATAGCCGCTTTCCGTTTCATATCTGCCCTGGCTATTCAGGTGCAGCGTTCCAACTTCCCGGATAGGATAATCATAATAGTCAAGGGTTCTCTTTACTTCTTCCAGCCGGTAAAGAATATGCCGGTATTCCTCCAACTGCTGCCGCTGGTCTGCTGTCTTAATCCGCTTGTAATCAGATAGCCCGCTCATATCGTCACAATCGGGAAAATCAGAAATATAAAAGAGTGTTTTAATTTGTTTTTGCAGCTTTGCCATTTCCTCTGATAATGTTTTTAAATCTCCCATGAAAATATACCTCCTGTTGTGTAAATGTGCATTGCGTGTGCCTTTTTGCGCCTCTTGTGCAATTTTCTAATTAAGCTATTTTAACTTTCCTCAATTAGAAAATCATGTTGCCATTGCTGCGGCTATTCCCTTTAATTGCTCTAACTGTTGCCGGGATAATTTATCAATAGCCCTTTCCAACTGCTGCCGGGGGTCATTATCACTTATCCCATGATAAAGGTCATATATTTGTTTGGCTATTGCCGCCTGTGCTGCGTCTTTCTTCCTGTGGGTGTATCTCTCTGTTGTCTTTGGGTCGCTGTGCCTCAAATACTCTTGTGCCAAATAGATATTATCGCCGGTTGCCTCCATTGCAGCAGTACCGGCACTGTGGCGCAAGCTGTGTGCGGTCAATTTCTCGCTGTCAAATCCCGCCTCCTGCATTGCCTTTTTTAGCATGGTGCTAATGGTTGTCGGTGCAATCCGATTGCCGCCGCTCCTGTTTCCTGTGCTGACAAATAAAGGGCTGCTGCCGGTGTAATGGTCTGTACGGCTTTTCAGATAGTCTTTTATGCTTTCCGCTACTTCTGGGGCTATGGGTTTCTTTTGGTCTGCCTCGCTCCTGCCCTTGCCCCATATATAAAGCCATGACTGCCCGCCTTTGGTTTCAAGGTCTTTTATGTTTGCCCTGCTGATCTCTATTGTTCTAAGTCCAGCATTTACCGCTAACTGATACATAGCAAATAGCCGCTTGCCCTGCTCTGTACTTCTCTGTATTCTCCCGGCTGTGTCTTTCTCATAGCTGGCAGCAGTTGTAATAGCTTCTTGCGCTTTTTGTGCAATACTGCTTTCAATGCTCAATACTTCTGTTGGCGTGAGTGCGTCTTTCTTGTAATCCTCTGTGTTTACCTTTGGCGCGTGTATGTTCTGCGCTATGTTCGGATATAAGCCGCTGGCAGCAGTCCATTTGAAGAATTGGCACACGCTCCGCAAATACTGTGCGACTGTGGCGGGCTTGCATATTATCTTTACCGGCTTACCGCTCTTGTCCGTCCTGTACTTCCAGCCGGTCACGCTCTCCGGGTCAATCTGTATTGCCTCATGTTCTTTTGATAGCCAATCCCGATAAGAAAGAATGTCCTCGCGCTCCGGGCGGGTGCATACTGTATATTTCAGCCATGCCGCAAACTGCCGCAAATTGATAATATATGTGCGGGTCGTTCCCGCGCTACGGTCTACCCACTTCACAAAATCCATGAAAAGCCCTGCTGATAATTCCTGCTGGTATACAATTTGTGATTGCTGGTTATATACGGTCATTCCCTCCATGCTCTGCGCCTCCTGTCCTTTTCCTTTTCCTCTTTCTATTATATCATGTATGGGGTGTGTGTCAATATCTTTTTGCACTTCTTGTGCATTAAAAACATTATTAAGCCGTATACTCTAACAAATTCTAACGTGGTATCAGTTATAAATTTCTGAATGTCGAGGGCAAATAAGCATTTGCAAGGCGCAAATAGCGATATGCAAGCGACAAATGCCCCGATTACTAAGTTATTCTAAGTTTGCGATATGGCAGCAGGCGTATAAAGCCCGGTTCTCTAAGTTGATACACTAGGGAAAACTAGAGTTTTAATCCCTATAATGGAAAATGTTTAGGTTTTTTCAGGTTTTTTTGGATTCTATAGGGCAGGAATGGACGGTTTTGACAGGTAGCATTTTCCCCAATAAGCCGGGAAATAGCAGGTTTTAGCAGGTTCTTTGTGCTGTAAATGTCTGGTTATGTCTGGTTATGTTTAACCTATATCCTGAATATGTTAAGTTTTGTCAAGTTCCTATATCCCCCAAAATGTCAGGTTTTGTCAGGTTCTATATGCCGGAAAAGTAGGGTTTTGTTAGGTTCTATAAGCTGAAATATTAGGGTATTTTAGGGTTATAGTATAATCCTGCTGCCATCTGCTCCTTTACTTTAGGGCGTTGCTTTTGTTGCTGCGTCTGGCTGCTTTTTAAGGTGTCGGAAATGTCGGATTGCTTTTTAGGGGCTATAAAATCTCTAAATACTTTTTAAGGACTCCGAAATCTCCGATTGCTTTTAGGGGCTAAAAAAATGAAAAATACTGCCGCATCTTGCCCCGGTGTCCTGCCGATCGGCTCCGTTACTCGCCCTATATGGCGAATATTAGTATTTCTTAGTAATCCCTTTTAGGGTGTCCGAAATGTCTTGATGCGGAATACTCTTTTTTTTTGTTGGCATTTTTGTGCATTTTCTTCCCCGCGCGTTATCGTGTCAACTAATTCAGTTTCGCCCGGAAATCCAAGGTTTTGTTCCTGCGCGTTATCGTGTTACAAAACTCCTTTTTTGTGTAAACTTTTGCAAACTTTCCCCTCGCGTGTATCGTGTTCATAAACTCCCGGTATTATGGAAATATCCCACTAAAAACCACTATTTGCAACTATTTGCAACTATCCGCATGACTGCTGCCCTTATCTGCCTATAAGGAAAATATGTCAACATTTGTCAACATTCCTGCATATTATGTGCTGTGCTGGCAGCAGGACTAAGCCGGTAAAAGAAAAGGGCAGCAGGATTATTCCCGCCGCCCCATGCCTGGACTAGTGGAACACTCCCGCCATAGCCAAGACAATCACAAGCACAATTACAAGTCCAAGAATTTCAGCAGTAAGCCCTGCGATAAAATAGCAAAGGAACTCAAACCGCTTTTCGCTCATGGGCTGTCTTTCAATCCTCGCCGCCCTACAGAATTTGTCTTTATCCTTTTCCGCTCCCTTTATGCCGTGTATAACCTCTTTAAATTTGCGTTCGTCTTTCATACTATCCCTCCTTTTTCTCCCGCGATATATCAAAAAGTGTATTTGCTACGGTGTAAACCTTTTTCAACATTTCCACATCAAGCTGCTGTATTATCTTTATGGTTCTCTCTATGTATTCCTCTTTGCTCATGCCCTGCCCTCCACATCATCAAAAAATACCTTGATAAAAGAGTAGATACTTCTAAGCCAGTCCACATTATGAATAGCTGATAACATTTCTGAAATGCTGTCTTTGTAAAACTGCCGTTCCTCATTCATGCTTTTTGTCCTCCCTCTCTATATGTCGCTTTAAGATAATCCGTATCTGATTAAGGAATTTTTCATCACTGATATTCTCCAACATACAGATAATCTCTTCTTTGTGCTGATCTGCTGCGCTCATGCCTCGCCCTCGCTTTCTCTCACATAC